TTATTTGCTTTACTCCTCTGTCTTTTAGTGCTAGTAGTAGAGACGCTTTTATTATTTTTTCTTGTTCTTTGTCTACTTGCTGGTATAACATTTTCTTCTTCTTTTAAAATTTCTATAAATACACCTGGATTTACTTTATCATATCTATATTCAGGGAATACAGGTATTATATGATGCATATCATCATCTTCAATCCATCCGTGCTTTACCATGTCATCCTGTATTGTTTGTGCAGGATTTATATAGTCAAATTTGTGTCTGGTACCTCTAATAAAAGTGAATGCTATTCTAACAGGTAGTTTATGATTCTCAAGTTCCTTTGCAAATAAAGGCCCATAAGATTCAAAATACTGTTTTGTTTTCTTCCTGTAATTCATTACAGTCTTACTTGCTATAAAGTATTTACCTGTCCATCTTCTTCCATTTTTACTACTTGGTACATTACCGGGTATAAACCATTTCATATTTATTGTTTTAACGTATGTATCAGAAGTTTTCTAAGGGAAGCATTTATTGTTTGAGCAGTGTATTGCTTTACAGCATCTGAAATATCTTTACATTTATTCAGTGTGCAGCCATCAAGGTTATACATATCTTTGTATTTCTGTATAGCTTTCTTGCCTGCGTCATCATTATCAAACAATGTTATTACTTTCTTATACTTTTTCTTTAAATTTTCAACAATATAAGGTTTTATTATGGTATTTTCACTGTCTGGTGCAATAACTTCAAGTTTATAGGCGAAGCTCTTGAGACACATTGCATCCTTGAGTGAAGAACAAATGACTAAATAAGGCTGAGAGAAGTCTAGTTGATCATACCCTTGTAGATATGATTTAACTTTGTGAAACTTATGCTTCTTAGATAGTGGTTGATATATCTTATAGACATTACCTTCTTTATCAAAGTAACCATACATATATCTACCTTCTATTTTAAGAGACTTAACTTCACCATCTTCTTCCTTAACCATATTATAGTATTCTATAGGCCTAACATTATACTTACCTAGTAGACTACTACCAATATTATATGCTAACCAGTATTGTGCATCATGATCTGACCATGTTCTTTCTTTAACAAAGTCTATTTCCCATTTAGCAGCTACTTTAAACTTAGTATTATTAAAGTCATCTGTTTTAGCATACTTATTATAATCCTCAACTATCTTACTTACAGCCTGAGAATATTCTAAATCAAATAAATCTTTGACAAGATCTATTTTACTACCATACTTACCAGTGGAAAAGTCTTTATACTTGTATTGCATTATGGACTTATCTACAAAGATACACATAGATGCAGTTCTCTCAGAAGGATTAAAGATAGATTTAATCTTTATGTCCTGACCCGTGAGTTTCTCTGGTAATTCTAAGTAATGTTGGAATACCCAGTAACTGGGTACATTTGATTCACTAGATACTAAATTCTTTGTATTAAACATCTTTGATTTTTTATTATAATAAATACCAGGCTGGGCCTTGGTCACGCAACTGTAGTTTGACTCCAATTAAGCTGCTGCTGCCACGTCTGGACTGACACCAGTAAGCACCTGGATTTATTACTATATATTATAAATCAAAGTCATCTCCAGCATTTACTGTTGTTGCTGGCTCAAAGTTTGTATTTGTAGTAGATCCCTCTTTCTTTTGAATTTTTCTTACATGATCTGATTCATTAAATGTAAGAAGTCTAGAGTTCTCTTTGTCTAGTGCTTCTAATGGAACACCATCTTTTGACATACGTGGTAAGAACAAGTCTAGATTAACATAACCATCTTTGTTCTCCCATTCTCTACCACCGATACAAGCATTAAAGAACTCACTGTTAGAGAATAAATTATTACACTCTACCATAAACTCTTCAATAGTTTTAGCTTCAATCTTATCAAGATCCTCTCTTTTATTTAATACTTCACTTAAGAAAATCATAGCCTTCAATACTTCATTATCTCTTTTGATTTCTATACCGCTTGGTAATGTAGTATCTTTATAAGGATATGGTGAGAATCTTATTCTACCTACTTGACCTGCATATCTTGGGCCATTAGGATTATTTACATCTTTTAAGAAACCTTGGAAGTCTGACTCCTCTGGTTTACCTTCTACATGTAATACAATATTATATGCATCTGGATCATATGGTGTAACGTCAAATGTAATAGAGTTAATCTTGATTACATTATTACCTGATCCCATTACTGGTTTAATTCTGCCACTACCGGCAGACATGTCTTTTGTACTTAACATACTCTTAAAATTTAATTAATTAATTATTATACTTATCTATGCATTCATTCACGTATGCAAGATCATTTGGTATGAATCCATCATCAAACATACCCATTGGAGATTTACATGTGTTCTCTCCATTGTTTTGAGTGTCAAACCCATAGTGGTAAACACCCTTATCATCTTTAACTACTTTCCCAAATAGGACAATACTAAAGAGACCCTCTAAAGTTAATGCATTATCTATCATTTTACCAACAGTTTTTGCTTTAACTCTACGATTACCATTAATATCAGTTGAATCTTCTGAGTGAGTCAAGAAGTATATAGTAAGGTCATCTCTCATATCTTTAGGCATCTTTGCAATTTGTGCAAGGTTAGCCGCTATCTGAGTGAACTTATCATAGCCTTTCTCATTTGCTCTATCAAAGTATTCAAAAGAACTCATATATTGCCAGTCATCCACAACTAGTGTTTTGACATGTGGCATATTATCATTTACATGTTTCATTGCTTTGCCTATACCGGCAGCAGTAGAAACAGCTACAAGATTACCCTTTGGATTATCTTTATTCATTGTTGTATACTTGCTCTTCCAACCTTTAAAAGGTAAAGGTTTATTAGCAATGTTGATTATAACAGTTGACTTTGGATCTAAGTTTCTCATACTAGTTGACTTACCAGTTCCTGAGTCAGCAATAATTAATACAGATTGTGCCATTTAATTCATCTTATTTAAAATGTGATACATCGTTTTATTTATAGCTTGTAAAGAAGCATTTATCTCTCCAAGCACATCCTTTACAGTAGGGTCTTTTTTATCATCAGGGTTTGCTAAATTAGCAAAGTCTTCTATAACTTTTGCTGCATTATCTGTGATATCTCTTACTACTACTAATTCACTGACAGGTATTAAGTGTCTCTGATATCCTGATTTGCTCTCTACAAGTTCATACTCTTGACGCCAATGTTTATTGTGCTTGTGTAGATACAGCGTTCTCTTTGGATCTTCAGATTCATAATCAATACTTACAAACTCAGTGTACACGTCCTTTTCTTTCTCTAATTCACTAGGAAAGAAGCTGACATGCAGTTCATCTTTACCTGGTGGCCTGTAAGCCATCTTCGGTATATATAGTGCATCAGCCAAATTGTTCTCCTCAAAATACTTTTCATGTGTTTTGTAGAGTTCTTTGACTTTAGCTTTCCTTTCTTCTGGTGACATATAACTTTTATTTTTAGTACTTATCATATAATTATTTTATATACGTGCAACTGACAGCTGGGGAGAAATATAAATAGGAACCCAAAAGGGTTTTTTATCTTCTCTCTTGCTGTTCAGGAGTTCTCATCTCTGCTATCTCCATTTGCTCAAACTTAGCTTTGAAGAAGCTCATACGTGCATCACCATTCCTTGCTTTAAGGAAATGTAATACCAACGTTCTATCATCCTCTATGATATACCTATCTGGTCCATAGTATCTGATCTTCTGTTTAGCTGGTCTGTTAATACCAATCAACGTATCAGCATGTTGCAACATTGCATCTGAGCCAAATATATCTGACTCTAATACATAGTTACCATACTTACCATCAACACTCCTATCAGGATTATCAATGTTTCTGTTAAGTTGTGATATAACAACAAACAAGCAAGGATACTCACGCTTTGTTTGTGTAAAGAACTCACCTAACTCAAATAGCATATCTAAGCTACTGTTCTGATAAGGTGCTCTCTTAACAAGCATAGTGTGGTCCAATGTTATAATAGTGTTAGTACCTTTATGCATATTCATATACATATCTACCTGCTCACGCATCTGGTTCACAGTCATAGGTTTACTAACAATATCTACAGGGTGCTTGACCCTTCCTTTAGCATATTCATGACATTTATTTAGAACATCTGTTTTTAGTTTGCTTCCTGCACTACATAATTCTTTATATGTTTTGCCTGTAATAGATGAGAACTCTCTAATTGCTGAGGTTCTACCTACCATCTCAAACTGAAACTCTAATACTCTAAAGTTATCTGCTGGATTTAATATAAATGATTCTCTTACTATC